CTCACGCTTCAACCAGAAAGTGTTTTCGCTCATTTAGATGCAGATGGTGATGGGATTATCACTGATGAAGAAATGGCACGTGCCAAAGAAATAGCAGAGTTTGAACACACTAAGAAACGTCATGAAAATGAAGATGCTAAAGAGGATCAGATCAGAGCCATGGCATGGTTTGCGCTCTGGGGAATGCTTCTATACCCCGGACTAATAATGATCACATCTCTTTTAAAGATGGAAGGTGCCGCAAAAATAATAGGAGACATTGCTCCTACGTACTTTGTCGCTATTGCTGGTTTGGTGGCGGCGTTCTTTGGAGCACAAGCTTACTCTAAAGGTAAAAATGATACTCCAAAAAAATAACTAGGTTCCTAAGATCCTACGAATAGCAATAGGATCATCTGAATATAGATTGCCGCCATTGTTGATATGCTCAACGATTTGTTCAAAGTAAAACTGTGCGTCACTATCTTCATCAACAACACTTGCGGCTGTGCGGAAGAAGTTGCGTAGTTTCATATCTGTGTTGCCATCGGGCATAGCCGCTGGTTTCCACTTACCTGATCTTTGATTGCTCATTGCATCAACCTCAACCATTCATTTATTTCTTTTGCTCTCTTTATCCGCAAGTTATATAATGCTTCAGCCATTCCTACACTCCTACTTCTCATTTACTGCAACCTAACTCTAACAACAGTATTAGTACTATTGTCTGTCAAAGTATCAACTGTTCTATTAACATTCCTAGCCAAAGACCAGCACTCCCACCAAGACTCTGCTTCAGCCCAAGTATCAACAGTCATACCATTAGTGTGCAGTTCTGTTGTACTTTCCCAAGTATACTCACTTTGTGTTGAATTTAATGTCCATGACATACGAATCACTCCTTGTTATTCTTATAGATTAGCACAAGTTTATCTTCATGTCAAGTGCCTTTTTTTATAAATAATAGTAATAAAAGGAATAATAAATGATAGATCCATTTACAGCTATCGGTTTAGCCACTTCAGCATTTAAGGGAATAAAGTCTGCTATAGATGCTGGGAAAGATTTGCAAGATATGACTTCTCAACTTGGGCAGTGGGGAAAGGCTATAAGTGATTTAGATTTTGCTGGGCAAAAAGCAGAGAAGCCGCCTTGGTGGAAAAAGATGGGTGGTGGTGTGGAAGCCAATGCATTAGAAGTTTTCATGCATAAGAAAAAGGCAGACGATATGCGTGAGGAACTCCGGGAATATATATCGCTATATTACGGACCATCGGCTTGGCGTGAAATCGTGCATACTGAAAAAGAGATGAGGAAGCACCAAAAAGCCACAGTACAAGCCGCTATAGAAAGAAGAGAAGCAATGATTAACGCTATAATCATTGGGGCTATAGTTCTGATTGCGATAGGTATGGCATCAGGCGGTATCTGGTATGTCGGATCAATTAACGGGAAGTGGTAGGACGTTTCGGAGTCATTACTTTTGTCCTATCAGTTCTCTTGTCTATCACATAAGAACCTTCTGGTAACTGCCATGCTTTCATTAAAGCAAGATACATCTCTGAAGTTAACGTGACAATCTCCCAATAGTTTATACTTTGGTTCCATTGTCTTATGTGGCAGTAATCATCATAGAGTAAGATGTTAACGTCTTCAAGTTCACCCGTGTTATCTAACAAGGTGATACAAGTCTCATCATCATCAAACTCTATGGTGAACATATTATAGTCTCAAATCAATGAAGGCTTTCAAGTCTGGTGGTCTCCAACCATCAGGCTTAAGAACTTTACCATCTTCACGCTTACGAACCTTTCCAGTATCAGGATCTATCTTAGCAAAGTTAGTATCCATGACTTCTTTCCAAGCACCTTGACCGTCCATGTTACCAGCACGAATAGCACCAATAGTAACAACAAGAATATCGACAAGAGCATCTAGTTGTTCTATAGGATCTTCTGCTATTATTGCTTCTACAAGTTCACCATACTCTTCATCAATAAGACCAAGATACATATCATAGTTTGCAATGCTAGGTGTTTGATCACAAGCAGTTTGGAATACATCTATATCTTTAAACACATTACTCATCGGTGCGTCTCTTTCCATCGTTCTTTCATTCTATTCAAATACCAGATAGCCTTATCAATATCTTCAAGACCATTCTTTCTCTCGCACCGCCACATATATTTTAATACATTAGCGGCATGAGGAGCAATGGCTCCGTTCATAGTCTTTGTCATAGCTTCCATCGCATCAATACACTCAATGTCACCTGTGGCATAATGAATAGGTGAGTTTACCATGTCTGTCATAATAAGGTTCTTTCATACATTATATTATCATCTAGTTTCTTTATTCCCATAGTCCAGTTCTCTGCGGCATCTTCAACATATCTTAGTGCTTTGTTTCTAAATTCTTCAAGGTGGAAGTACGCAGATGATTCGGCCCTATAGTACTTAATATACAACAATTCTTCTTTCATGTCAATATGTACTTCGCAATAATCTCCATCTGTAGTATCTCCACAGTAGTATGTTGAAAGTTTTTTGCCCATTTAAATCTCCGATTCTATGTCTTCTATGAGTTGATCTTTCATAGCCAAAACTTGCTCTTTCATATGTGGTTTATCCCACCATCTAAACAGAGCGCAAACAGTTATACGGGGTACGTTAGTGTATGCAGAGTGCCAACATTGGTCTTCCTCTTCCACACCAAAGTGATAGCATCTGGCTTGCCAACCAGCAACATCAGGTATCTTAACTATCTCTTCTTTTTTCTTATCATAATATTGAAAATATCCATCACCTTTTTCAGACCAAGAAAAGATAAACTGGTAGCCTGAGTTATTCTGATTAGTATGCCAGCCAACACCACCACCTTTAGGATAATATAGAAAAACTGCATCTGAGTTTGCACCCAAGTTTGTTATAAAATCTGTTCTGACAAACTTATCAATTTCTTTAAAGTTGCCTTGGTCGCTCATAGTATACGAAAAAAATTCCGTAGGATACCCTAGATGTTCGGAGTCACTCATATGCTTTTTAAGATATTCCTCACTCATAAACCTTTCGTCAAAATCTTTATGGCTTGGCTTCAGATACCGATCCATTAATAGATGTAGATTAGGCAGTATTGCTTTTCTAACTTTCTCTAAGTCAGCCAAGATATCTTTATTTCTTAGTATCAGTTCTGTCATTACTAAACTCCAAGATTTGTGGGTATATTTTAGATAAGGCTTTGGCAATCTCAACAGCAATATCTTGATGCTCTTGCTGTGTGCCATTAGCAGATCTTAGTTCGATATAATGTATCCAACTACGAATAGTTCCATTCACATACATCTTAGAGACGGTATTACCTTCTGGTAAGATTACCCTTGCTTGCTCCTTGGCAATACCTCTGTCTCTTGCTTCTTTATATATCCTACCAACGTGTTCAATAATAAACTTCTGTTGAGCATCCCACCAAGCATCTAGTGCTACATCATCATTTGGAATACTATTCTGTCTATTGGTTTCGTCTTGTAGACGTGCCTCACGAACAACAAACGCACTATCCATATCACTAGGATCTGCGTAACGTTGTGAGAACTCTTGAAATGAGAATGAACGATGCCTTAGAAACTGTCTGGCAATGTCACGTGTTGTTTCAACTTCAAGACAAGCAGAGGCCATTTCGAATGGAGACCAATGCTTGTGCTTCATCAGATAACCTAATAGTTTCTGTGTGGTTTTTGTGTTTGCTTGGTTACTAGGGTTAGATACCCTAGCACAGTATGCTATAAGATCTTGGATATTCTCCAAGCCTCTTACACCTGATTCTCCAGCATGAACATGACGCACTGGCTGAGAGTGAGATAGTAACTTAACTTTCATTACCCTTGGCCTCTATACTTTTTATAGTTGCGTCTCTTGTCTTTGTTCATAGAAGAGGTTTTAACATTACGTTTGCCAACACACGTCTTCTTCTTATTTGTTATGCCTTTAACTGCCATCATTTACTCCATTTTAAAATCTTTAAATCGTTCTGCCGTATTTGTTTTATCAAAGGTTGCTGTATCATCCATCAGTCCACCTGTGGCATCTTCTATATCAAACAGTTTCATTCTAGATCTATCGACACCAACCACAAACCTCTTGTTAGCACTAGGATCGTTATATCTATTCTTAAGTTGTTTGATCATAATCTGTCCAAGTGCTTCTAGTTCTTCACTTGAAATCAAAGCAAACATCAAGTCGGCTGTAGCGGGTAATCCAAAAGACTCACTCGTATCTTCAAGCCCAACATCTGAGTTACCATAACCACTACGAGTCGTTTGCGTTGCAGTGACAATCGGAACTTCGAACTCGACTGCGAGTCCACGTAGTTCTTCCGCAATAGATTTGATATAAGTGTACGAATTGATTGATCCCCCCATGCCTTTCATTCGACTAGATGCACATATGTTGAGATAGTCTATAAAGATCATCTCAGGTATAAAGTCTTTCTTTAGTTTAAGCTCATTCAGTAATGCTCTAAAGTGTCCCGTATGTGCTGAACCAGTTGGGTATTCCTTAACAATAAGTTTACCATTATTCTTACCCGCAATGTTATGGACCTTATCAATTAACATTTCTTTAGATAATGTCTCTAGTTGATCTAGTGGCACATCTAAAAGGTTTGCGTCTATACGTTCAGCAATACGTTCCTCTGCCATTTCCATTGTAATATATAGCACATTCCTACCTTGGG